TAAAAAATGAGAGAGAAATTTATAGCGTACCTACAGATACAACAGATGGGCAAATACAATATGTTTGACCCTATAGCGCATCATTGCGTTGAAGAATTATGTGGGCTTGAAGTGTCCCTTGAGGACTATGTGTATATGATGAGAAATTACACAGAATTGTACAACCAATATATAGAGCAATAGTATGAGAGTTTTAGAATTGTTTGCAGGTAGCCGTTCCATTGGATCGGTTGCCGAGCAATTCGGTTGGGAGGTTTTCTCAGTCGATATAAATGACTTTGAGGGTATAGATTATGTGACAGATATCCTTGACTTTGATTACAATGAAGTCCCTTGGGTTCCCGATATTATTTGGGCATCACCACCTTGCACTACGTTCAGTGTTGCAAGTATTGGATATCATTGGCACAAAGGTTATGTACCTAAGACTGAGAAGTGTTTACAAGGTATTGAGATCGTTAAAGCAACGCTCAATATCATTGACCATTTCCAGAGACATAATCCTAACCTTACCTACTTCATTGAAAATCCAAGAGGGTTACTGCGTAAGATGGACTTTATGCAAGGCCTTAAAAGACAGACGGTTACCTATTGTCAGTACGGAGATTCCAGGATGAAGCCTACAGATATATGGACTAATTCCTGGCAATGGAATCCAAGACCAATGTGCAAGAATGGTGCGCCTTGTCACACCGCTGCGCCAAGAGGTTCTTCGACAGGAACGCAAGGTCTTAAAGGTAACTACGAAAGAAGTAAGATACCTACTGAATTATGTGTAGAGGTTTTATTATCTTGCAGTAGGAATGTAGTAATCGGGTAAACACCCTTTACTATAATAGTACAGAGGGAGTCTTTAAGGACTCCCTCTATTATAATTATTATTCTATTATTATATATTATTATTATAGTAATATATATTATAATACCCAATATGGAATTAACAGAAAGAAGGATTCGTAAGTTTTTCCCTAAGGACCATAGGTTTATACACTTCTGTGCGAAGAGATTTAACCTATCCTTTTACAATGAAGAGGTTGTAGACCTCGCTCATTTCTACTCAGCATTAAACCTTACAAGGTATTTAGACAAGCACGGCAGAGTGTTTGAAAACGAGAGCAAGATGGTTGCAGTAGTTATGGGTTCAATTAGATATGGTATTATGACTGCCATAACTGAGAGAGGTAGAAGAGAGAAACTAAAATACAAGAGAAGTGTGGACACTATCGCTGAGGCGGATCTGATGCTAAGTGGTGACGATTATTCAACAAGGTATGATAGAGCGATTGCAACTCACGACCAACCTAAGGATAATCTTTTTATGCTTGTGAAACACTTTAAGGCAGAAGCTGATCCTGTAGAGTGTTTGGTGTTCGATGAACATATGCAAGAAGGATATACGCTTAAAGAGATATCTCTTGAACATGGGATTCCAGAAAGGGAATTATTAAATGCGAAACTAAGAACAAGAACTAAATTTAAAAATCTCATTAAAGATGAACAGAGAAAACTACACGATGCCCAAGACATCAATAATCACGAAACAGAAGTACGACCAATTGGTGAAGATGTACAAGAAGAGTACGGATATAGATGTCTCTTTGAAGAGCAGAGAAAAGAACGTAGCCTTAGCGAGACAATGTCTTTTCTTTATTCTAAGGACGAAGTACGGAATGAAGACCACTACCCTTGGTTGGATGGCGAATAAGAATCACGCTACGATTATCCATTCTGTTAAGAACGTAAAGATGTTCTTAGAGATGAAGGACGCTCTTACAATCAATCTAATGGACGAATGGGTCAAGGTGTTCAAGGCGTTGTTTGGTAGCAACAAGAACAAGATGATTGAGTTTGAGGAGAACTTGGATGAGTTAATCAACTTCTCTGGACTCAGCTTCGAAACTATTAATAACTTGTTAGCAAGTCGTATGGTAGAAGTAGAGGATTGATGTTATATTGATGTATATTTGGAATAGTAACTTTTAAAACGCTAATTATGAGCAAGTACCAATTTAAGACCACCAACATCAAAGGGAAACAATATGTTGAGGTCAATGAAAGAATCAAGTATTTCCGTTTCTCGGACAACTACAAAGGATGGTCTTTATCATCAGAGGTAGTACACCTTGATTCAGAATCGTGTGTTATTAAGGCAACCATCTGCGATGGCGCAGGTATGGTTATGGCTACAGGCTTCGCCCAGGAAGACAAGTCTTCATCGTACATTAACAAGACATCGTATGTGGAGAACTGCGAGACAAGTGCTTGGGGCCGTGCATTGGCTAATCTTGGTATCGGTATTGATACTTCGATTGCAAGTAGTAATGAGGTATCGATGGCTATCGCCAAACAAAACCAGTCTGCTACACAAGCAAATAAGAATACAAGTACGGCTCAACCGACTCTTAAAGCCTTAACTGCTGAGATCAAAGCTAATATGATTAAGGCTGTACAGGAAGGTAAGAAGGATGCTGTAGAAAGTGCCTTAGGTAATTATAAAGTTACCAAGAAGGTAAAAGAAGAAATCCTTAACGCTTAATGGATTTTGATGCTAACGACTTCGAAGCGAGAGAGGCTAACTCTCTCCGCTTTGAAAGTGAGAACGGATTTAAACTAAGGTTCACAAGATGGGCTGACGATCCGAGCAAAGTGTTATTGTACCAGGAGGTATACAACGAGGACCTCTACATAATGGAACTTACACGAGCAGAGTTCGTAGACTTCATTTACAAATTAGAGACACTGTTAGATGACTGATTTAGAGAAATTCAAAGATGATGAGGCGTACTATGCTGACAAGGAATACTTGTCTAATAGTATGCTGAAGCTACTAAGACAATCACCAACCAAGTTTCATCTTATGAGACAAGGAAAGTGGTCTTATCCTTCAGCTTCCTACTTCGATGTAGGTACTGCGCTTCACGCTTTGTTTCTCGAAGATACAGACAAGACAATACTCTGGAACGGAACACGCAGAGGTAACGACTATAAGGCTTTTTGTGCAGAGCATACTGATAAATTAATCCTTCCTAAAAAGGACTACGATACAGTACACGGAATGCACGATAAGTTGCGTAAGCTGAGTGAGGTTGATGAGTTGATGGGATTGCGATTTGAGCCAGAAGTTCCTGGTACAATGGAACATATGACTGATTCGTTTACTACTATCAAGCTAAAAGGTAAAGCAGATGCTCTTTGTTTTGACGGAGATTCTAACTACCTTGTAGACTTAAAGACCACAGCAAAGTCCCTTGATGACTTCCGTAAGTCAGCAAGATGGATGATGTACAATCAACAGGCTTACTTGTATAGTAAGATATTTGGCGTGGATGATTTTTATTTTTTGGTTGTAGAGAAAGAGTTCCCTTACGAGGTAGGAATATTCAAAGCGAGTGATGACTTTCTGCGTAGTGGTCAGCACGAGTTTGAAACATCCATAAGCCTATACGAGAGGCTCTTTCTCAACCAAGAATTTAACCCTTACAATGTAAGATATGGCGAACTTTAGTAACCAAGAAAATGTGTGTCTACACGCTTGTTCATCAGCAACAGGTGTGGCGATTATGCTCATCGTAGGATCGAGCAAGAAGAAAGAAGTAGTGATGGCCAGAGCATTAACCTGCTCAGTGTTATCGTACTATGGATACGGTGTGCGTGAGATTTCAAGAATCACGAACACTGATGTAAAAGGTGTATCGGTCTATTTAGAAGGACACGATAATAGAATGGCAGATAAGCGTTATGCGAGAGCATTCGCTAACAGCGTTAAATTTATCAATCAGTACGAAGAGTTTTCGGATGAAGCGATGAGAGATAAGGTGAACGTATTGTATGAGAAATACCTTGCATTGGAAGGTAGGTTTGAACACTTGAAAGAATTAATAACAAATAACTAAATTCAATTAAAATGGCGGACAAAGTATTCGTAGGAAAGACAACTGTAGTAAACACTAAGTACGGACAGATTGTAAAGGTGGCATTGGGACCACAAGACTTTGAAGTTCTAACGAACAACAAGAATGATAAAGGTTGGGTAAACCTGGAGATTAAGGATAAGCGTGATGGCGGAAAGTACATTCAGCTACAAGGTGAGATGAAACCTAAAGCTGCTGCCGTTAACGATACAGATAGTGGATTACCGTTCTAAGAACGGACTTTGTGATTGTTTATTGTGTTATAACTTAGTAGGGGAGCATTGCTCCCCTTCTTTAACTTTGGGACATAAATCCTCCCAATGATGAGCCTTAAATCTTCACAAAGTGTAAAATCACACCATTAACCATTGTTTAAGCATATAATGATGGGCTTGTCCATCAAATTATAAGCGCAAGCATATAAAAATAGGCGCAAACCTTTAACAACAAAGAGAAATGATTTACAAAATTGGATTTACTATCATCAGTTTCCTATTTGTTATAGGAGTTTTTAAGTTCATAGACACTATGATCTATAATTTTAAAAACAAGCAGAAATGATTTACTTAGGATTTATATCAACCATTGCAACGATTGCTTTGATAATCATTGCAGGAGAAATTAGAGAATGGAGGAAGGACAAATGATTTACGATGTAGGTGTTCGCCTCGCTTGGAAAAAGAAGAAGGGGAATGGCTACATCAATATGTATCTCGGGACAAAAGACAGACCGTTTCAGTTTGTAACGAGAGCAAAGAGCATTGACCACATCAATCGTAACCCAGAGATGATTGCGAAGATGATGGCGTTTAACGGATTAACAGGAAAGTCTATCTACGATTTCTATGTGAAAGAAGAATTTTACAGAAATGAGATTAGCAGAAGCTTTTCGCACAAAGAAGAAGATTATATAAAAGAGTTTGGACAATGAGCATGAGCAAGTTTGTATATACGGCAAAAGAGTTAAAGGGCAATTTAACTACTCTCCGTAAAGAAGGAGTAAAGAAGGGTGCTTGGACAGGATTCGATTCCTTGTTTGACAAGTATTCAATGAAGAAAGGTAGCACGACATATATCTATGCCGGGGCGCACCAAGGGAAGTCGCAATTCGGCTTTGAACTAATGATGAACCTCGCTCAGTATAGCGATTGGAAATGGGCTATATACAGTCCAGAGACAGGATCGCCAACCGAGGTATTCGCAGAACTGATGTGGGTCTACTTGAGGAAGCCTTTCCTCGTCAATGACCACCTCACTGCAACAGATGAGGAGACAGAACAAGCCTTTGAGTTTATCAATGAACACTTCTATATTATTGACAGCGGTCTGCAAGACCTTAGTATTGAAGGATTCTATACAGCTGTACAAGAAATAGAGCAAGAACATTTCATTGAGATAGATGGTTGTTTTGTTGATCCCTTCACAGAGATTAAGACAGATGTGAGTAGCGGTGTGAGAGATGACATTGCTATTGGTCAGATCCTAACAAGGATTAGAAAACACTCTGCAGAAAGAGATTACCATACAATAGTTACCGTACACACTAAACACCAACAAGCGAAATATAAGAACGGTGTACCGTATGTAGACAAGCCAACTATGAATGACATAGCAGGTGGTATGCAGTGGTCAAGAAAAGGTATGATGGTTATTAACGTATGGCGTTGTCCATTTGGCTTAGAAGACGGAAACGGTGTGCCGTATGAGGCTAACCAAGTGGAGATTACAGTTGTAAAAGCCAAGCCAAAAATTGTTGGTAAGTTGGGAAAAGTGACATTATATTACGATAAAATGAAGAACAGATATTATGAACTCGATAAGCAAGGACAACCAAGATTCGCCTATCCACAGTCTTATACTTGATAGGAAGAGGGCATTCGCAGAATTAGTACGAGCATACCTGCGTTTCAATGTTAGCGATGCTTTGAACATAGTTGTTGAGAAAGATGGTAACATCTCTATCAATGGAAACTATTATAAATTTGATGTATCTGACTATACTGGTTGTACTCAGAACTACATCTTTTTAAACCCTTCATCGGGTAGGTTTGTAGTACAAGGAAAAAATGTTAGTAAAGTGTATAAGTTAGAGGTTGATTTACTCGACCATAACGAGTAACTTAGTTATATGGAAACAAGAGATTTAATTATCGAAGTTTCTACTGAAGTTACAAACTTGCTCTTAGAGAAGAACACTGCCTACGGGGATTCAGCCCTAAACCCCGTAGGTATCTTCTCGCAAGGTAACGCAGTAGATAGTTTATGTGCGAGGATAGATGATAAGCTTATGCGTATCAAATCTCGTGGTATCACAGACCAAACTGAGGATACGATCCAAGACTTGATAGGATACCTGATCCTGCTCAAGATTGCAATAAGACAGAGAGAATGAGTAAGTTTGCCGCCAGAAAATTTAATCAAGAGTCTTACGACACAAATGACGCCTACGGCAAAGCCATTGTAACCGCATGGCTAAAAACTCAAGACTGGGTTGCAGAAATCATTGACGAAGAAAACTTTAGCATAGACCTTGAGGTTATAGACCACAAAGGTCGCACACAGTATTTCGAAGCTGAAGTTAAGGGGAACTATCCCTGGAAAGATAAAGAATCCTTTCCTTTCGACACAGTATCTTTCTTAGGTAGAAAGAAGAAGTGGGAAGGCAAGGGTTTTTACTATGTGCTTGTTTGCGCAGAGACACAAGCATTATGTATCGCACATTCGAAGACAATATTCAAAGAAGAATTTAGGGAAGTTCGTAGAATTAACACGAGCCACAGGCAAGGGTTAGATGCCTTCTATCGTGTTCCTAAAGATTTGTGTAAATGGGTTTCACCGAAATAGAACTTATACTGCCAAAGCCACCAAGTCTAAACAAGATTTACGCTGGTAAGCATTGGGCGGTCCGTAAAAAATACAAGGATGACTATAAAATTGTTTGCCAAGAGGCTCTCAGAAAGTATGATAGATTTGTATGTGATGGTATCAAAATGGCTATCTCGTATAATAGCCGTATGGATATCGATAATGGGATTCTTGTTAGCAAGTTCTTGGCTGATACGCTTGTCGCTGAAGGTATTATACCGGATGATAACAAGAACTATTACACGGAAGTCAAAATTACCTACGATGGAGAACTCCCAAAGGACTGTTATAAAGTAATACTGATTTGTAAGAATTTAAGATATGATGAGCAGACGTAACTATCGCACTTGTAAATTACTAAGAGAACAAATTGACCTGTACTTGTTTGAGATGGCAAGTCTATTTGTTAACCTTGGAACGGATTCTACTCCAGAAGAAGTGGCGGAAGCCTATAGACTCGAAAATGAGTACATAGATAAGATTGCTGAGTTAGATCCTGCCAAGGCAGCATCAATAAGACCATATGGCGATTAATGATACATACGAAGATATAACATCCGAAGAAGCAGATTTCATAATAGTATTATATGAGACTATCAGAAAGCTCATTCTTGGAGGAGAGAAAGTCACACTTGTTCGTTTGGGTTATGAACTCAACATCAAGTCCCAAGAACTTTCTGACTACCTATACGAGATTGTTAGGATATTAGATTCTATTGAAGAGGAAATACGACAAACAAGTAATTGAAGCTGAAGCAAAGAAATCCAAAGAACAAGGATGTCTAACAAATGCTCTCGGTAGATTTATCGTGTCAAGGTGTAAGGAGATTGCAGGTTATTCTTTCAATACGAATGGTAGCAAAGAACTGCAACAAGCTTTGATAGATGAGGCAGTTATGCGTGTTTGTGAAAAGTTCCTAACGTATTACCAGGAAGACAAGTGTGCTGCGAACTTAATTATATCTATGATATACTCGACTATGACCAATAAGATTGTCTCTTTAAAATGGAGAGATGTGTACGGTCAAAGAATCAAAGGTCATATGTATGTTATAGAAAACGGTGTACCTGTAAAGAAATTAGTAAGGTACATTAAGGACGATTACATAAGTAAAAAACTATGATGGAGATTTATAATGATTGGTTGATAGTCAGTGGAGTAGGTTTTCTATTCTCGTATCTGTTTATATTTGAGCCTTACGGTTGGGTAATGGAGCGGTTCTTGTCGTTTAAGCCATTTAACTGCGTTCTGTGCCTTTCTTTTTGGTGCAGTCTACTCTTGTATGCTTATTTGAATATGGAGCCGTTATACGCCATCTATTCAGCTCTTATAGCAGAATTAACCTATAGAAAATTAGTAAGCTAATGATGGAAGGACTAAACAGTAAGTTTCACTTCTACTTTGAGTACAAGGAATTTGACTCACCAGATGTAGAAGGTAGCTATGAAAAGATGGATGTAGCGTTTCTTAATAGACTCGCAGATGCCAGAGAGATTGCAAAGATAGCTTTCAAAATTACAAGTGGGTACAGAACACCTGCTCACAACGAGAAGATCGGTGGTGTACGACAATCGTCCCATTGCCTCGGATACGCAGCAGACATCTATGCACCTACAAGTAGGCAGAAGTTAATCATTGTGGACTCACTTCTGAAGGCAGGATTTCACAGGATTGGAGTTTCCAAAAACTTTATCCATGTAGATTCTGATCCTACTAAGCCAGAGATGGTGATGTGGACATATTAAAAAAGGGGGCCTTAGCCCCCTTTCTTACATCTGTTAGTACAATTACATTCTATCGGTTCGGTTTCGCAAAATCTTATTTTACTTTCCCCCTTTTGTCTACGCTTCTTACTGCGAAGTAACCCCCGATTACCGTTATACTTACCATCTCCCATAATCCAATCCATCTTTCACTTACACTACTAATACCAAATCCCTCAAAAAAGGTCATTAAGACCAGGAATATGATTACAGTAGCAAGTGTCAGAGGACGGACATTTTTAGATAGCCAAGAGTCAGAACCCATATCGGAGTTCCAACGCTTAGATATCTCTTCCTCAATCGCTGCACGAGCAGCTTCCTTCTCTGCAGGGTTCGCAACAAACTTGTCCACAGCCTCCGCAACTGCATTGACAGCTTCTTTTGCTCCTGTTCCTACTAATTTGCTCAATAATTTGCTCATAATTAACTACCACACGCTTCACAGTCTTCGGGGTTTTCAAGATTACAGGTTGGTTGTTCTGCGCTTTCAAGTTCACTCACGAAGTCTTCGAAGGACTGGTTCCAGTTTTCTGTCATGTTTGTTTTAGTTTGAGTATTTGATTTTCTCTTTCGAGATGTGTTACCCTTTCTTTAAGGGTAGAATTTTCTGCAGTAAGTGCAGTAATCTGATCACGGTGTTCGTCCACCATTTTTCTTAATCGCTCAACTTCAGCCCTCAAATCGTCTCGCCATAAAGTTTGTTCGTCCTTGTCTTCTTTTCTATCCTCTCTTTTTATACGCATACGCTTCTCATAGAACTGAAAAGCTGCACCCGAACCGAGAACAGTTATAACTGTAATTAAGATTGCTTGTGTGTCCATTGTTTACCTACTCTAAATAAGTTTATAATTGCAGCAACAGATATCATCAACCAACCATATCTGCTACCTTCTAATAATCCTTCTGTATAATAAGTCTCTACAGTAAACAACGACACAAGGACTGCAACGTAGCAGCTGATGTATCGACACGTTAGATTTCTAATACCTACAGCGTAAAGCTGAAATAATCCCCCGGCTACAGCTAATGCCTGTACCATAGGTTGCATACCCAACTCTACATATATCGCCAAAGGTAATAGTAGAAAATGTAAAAATGCAATTAGCAATTCGAGAAATTCCGAATCGCTATAAGTTAATATGTCTTTTATGTTCTGAATGACCCTACTCATAGGTCACTCCACTTCCTGTACAGTCCTTGTTATCTACTACACCATCGGCAGGGTAGTATACAGAACCTTGATAAACGTCATCTTCTTCAAAGACACTACCGCTTTCTGTACAGTCATCCGACTCTACAAGTGTCTTCATAGTATCGTTGTTCTTTACGAACTCTACGATTCTCTTATTAATAAACTGAACTTTGCTTTCTATCTGCGAAATGATAGTATCAAGCACGAATTGGTCCTGGACCTTTTCCTCAGCTTTAGTGTGCGCTGTGCCACTACGCAACAGACCTACGGTGGCTTTAGCAGCGTACATTGCCAAAGAATACTTTAGCAGTTTAAATAGTTTTTCTTCTTCCGTGCCTAAGCTACGGTCAAATACTTTTTGCTCAATGTCTTCGTACAGACAAGTCCCAATAAGACTCTGTAACGATGTGTATTGTTCGAGTTGAATAATAGACAACAATGCTGCTCTCTCTAACCTCTTTGGTAGAGGAAAGTTCTGATAGAGATAGTTGTCGTCAATAAAGATTACCTTAACCATTTGCTATATCGTCTGTGTTAGCACCTTTGATGCTTTCCAAGTTAATCTCTTCCTCAACTACTGATAGGTTCATCTTGTCGTATCCTACCGTGGACAATACACGGTTTAGCGATCCTAATAAAACTTCCCTGTTCGGAAGTGTCTCAGTAGCTCTAAAAATTTGGTACGCTGTAACCAATTCGTTACCCGTTCCTCCAAGCTTACCCGAAACCATAACACCAAATAGAGTAGGAGAGGTGACATTATGAGCAGTAAGTATTTTAGCATCATTAAGTTTTGCCAATACATCTACTGTCTTGTCTAAGTTTGCTACATCAAGAGGAGTAAATTTAGGAGCATCCTCATCTTTCTTAACCCAAGAGACAATAAAATTGTCGGCCTCTGGACCTGTGAAGGACTCTTTGAACTTAGCGTATTCTTCTCTTTTTTGCTCTGCGCTCATGTTACGACCAATGAAAGTCGCTAAGACCTTGGGTGTAAATCCATTTTCAGCAGAGTTCTTAATATGCTTACCAAAAGAAAAATCGGAAGCAATATAGTGGAAAGCGGAGATATAGTTAGGAACTCCGTAGTATGGGTTACCACTGTATGGGTTTGTAACATACAGAACCGCTTCTTTAGCAGTCTTATCAAATTTGCTAAATGCTTTAATCTTTCTTGGCTCATTGTGCTGTACAGATGAAGCACCGTAGCCAAACGATCTTCTAATAATGTAATGCGTTACCTCGCCCTTAGCGTTAGGCTCTGCTGCTCTCACTCCCTTTGGGTCAAGAGAGCGAAGTTCAATAATTTTAGTACGAGCTGAGTTCCAGCGAACATAGAGTGCGAAAGCACCTTTGTGTTCATATTGGAATGCTGCGTGTGTGATTACATCGTAGATACCTTGGTTTGGTCCAGCACAATTCTTTGTAAATGCTTTTAATTCAGCTTTAGCTTTCTTTGTGTTTAGGAAGTCATCCTCGTATGCAATATCGTTACCTGCTACCATCTTGGCTTTCTTAGTAAGAATACCAGAGTGTACAGGAGATTGGCGAAGCATCTTCTCAAGAATAACAGGGAAATCATCGTTCACACCAAACTTGATGTAATCACCGATTTCGGTATGCCCCAACTTGTATCTTCCGTTGAGGTCTTCAATAGAGTTCTCTAACTCATTTGTAGCAATACTGTGTTCAGTAGCCTGTACAAATGTATTAGAAGCAAAATAGTCTACGATGTTACTAAATAATCCCATTATATTAATTTACAAATTATAGGTCTGTAAGAACCACAGTATCTGTATATATACCCGATCCAGACTGTGTAATCGTGGTATCTTTGATTTCTGCAAGATAAGAGGCGGTAATAGGGCCGTTAGTGACCTCTATATACCACTCTCCACCATTTAGTGTATTTGACAACAAGTCTATGTTTAGACGGATAAAATCGTTGCAAGAATTTAGGTTGTTTAAATCCTGTAAGTTATTCAAGGTTAAACTACCAGAACCCACAACCTTGTTTAAGGTTACGGTAAAATCGTTAATTACCCACTGAGGGTGCTTAACAAAGGATATACTATTTACGATTCCAGCAGTTAGTCTTTTCATTATTCTTGCTCTAATTTGGTGTACTCACCTGTACCTAAATTTACATTAATGTCACCGTACTTTTCTTTAAGAGCCTCTCTTCTTTCTTGTAAGGCTACTTTAAGGTCGTTATATTGCGACACATAGTCTTGTTTTTG